AATAGGTGTGAGGTGGTCCTCCGGGAGCGCTTCCGAACTCTCGCTCGAACCGTTTCCAGAATTGGTCGGTGAAGAGCCGCTGTTTTTCTGCTCGTCTGGCTGCAGCAGCGGTTGAGACGGGGGGACGTCGGCATCATCCTCCGAGTCGCCCAGGTGTTCGATCGCGTCCATCAACTTCACCTTGCTCACGATCTTCTCCGCCATCTGCCGCGTGGCGTTCTGGTTGCCTCGCAGGTACGACACGATCAGCATCGTCGACACCAGCTCGGCTGTCAGCGGAATGTCTCCTTGCGAGAGATCGATCAGTGTTAGCCCTGTTTTCTGTGACAGGATCTCGGCCTCTCCCATGTCGAACGTGTCCCACGCCGCAACCGGATAATCAACTCCCTGGATCACGAACTTCGCTTCCGCCATCACGCTCCCCTTCTGAATATCGCCTCGACCTTGTCGAGCGCGTCGTCCATGCTTGCCACGATCTCGTCTTCGTTCTCGTGCAACGCCGGGATCAGGGCGCGCCGCATCTGCAGCGACCCGTAGTCCCCACGCTTCCCTGTGGTCTTTTTCAATCTCTGCTCAACCGCGATGCCTCGCTGTCGTACAGCAACACGGAACCCGGCTGCGGATCTTGCGTCGACCAGGCTGAATTTACTGGTGGCGTCGGCGCGGACGGGCTCACCGACTTTCTTGAACGCCGCCCGCACCTCCTTGTTCGTCGCGGAACCAGCCTTGCGGGCTGCTCGCGCGCATTCGCGGTAGCCCTTCACCCTGATCGCAGAGGACGCCATTACGGCGCTACGGTTCCCCACGCGAACGTCGAACCGGACGACGGCTTGAACACCGCGGTGATCTCCGACCTGTCGTTCAGTTCGCCGGACAGTCCGTTGTAGCTGTAGATGCTGGCGGTGCCCCCGTAGATCGGGTTGGTGTTCGACGTGCCCGCGTCCGAGTCGGGCTGGACGAAGAACGGGAACGCCGACCCAAGCCGGTAGAGAGGCTCGAGCGTCTGGTGAACGCTGTTGGTTCCGAAGTCCTGCAGGAACCCAACCTCGATCGTCTGGTCGGCCAGTCCGGGCAGGAACTCCCTGGTGCCGGTCGGTGAAAACGTGCTTACGTCTACCTGTTCTTTCTCACTTGGCGTGTCCAGACTGAACGCCCTCGTGGAGAGGTTGACGTTGTTCACGACAACCTTTCCGTCTGTCAAGAGAACCTTTGGCACTGTCGTGCTCCCTTCTAGCGGTTTGCCCCGACAGCCTCGGGACCGGGCTTCACAAGCAGCTCGCGAACACGAGCCATATACCGCTTGCGGTTCGCGTGCGATGCTGCACGCTGCCGCTCACGGTCATCCGGGCCGATGCTGCCGTTACACAAGTGCTGTAACCGCACCATCGGTTCCTCCCGGAGCTGGAATCCGGCCGCACGGGCTTCCAAGCACAACAGATTGTCGCTGTAGTAGGCGGGCTCCGCCAACGTCTCGTCGAACCCCCCCAACCATAGGAGGTCGTCTCGCATCCCTGCAAGGCACCAGCCGTCAAGGTAGGGAACATCGATGCCGTCTACCCAGGCGTGCGCGTCGGTCCTTAGAGAGGCTCCTACGAGCGTGTCTGTTTTCACGTTTGCGCACAGTGTTTTCAGCCAGCCGGGTTGTCCGAGCGCGATGTCGTTGTTGACGAACGCCACGATGTCCGTGGTGGCTGCTTGTAGGCCGGCGTTGCTGCCACCGCTGAACCCGCGGTTCTCCTCGAGCCGTATGGTGGCGAAGTCCAACGGTGGGTCGGACGCGTTGTCGACGATGATGAGTTCGTCAGGGTACGGGCCAGCCTCGATCGCCTGCATGTACGCATCATGCAGTTCGAGGTGGTTGACCCACGGTGTGACGACGGCGATCGTGGGGCCACGGTCGGGACGTAGCTTGCAGATGATCTCTGGCCGCCACACCGGGTCGCCCATCATTTCGCAGGTTTCCTTGATGAAGGTGTAGTCCCCGCCCGGCTCTGGCAACCCCGGAACGTGGGGAGTCCAGGTGCCCAGCCGGGCGGGATCGTTTGGTACCACATACATCTGCGTGCTCACGTTGCCGAACCTGATGACCTGGTCGCGCCAGAGGTGGCCGTGGCTGTAGTGGTCCATGCGGAAGATGACGGGGCGGTCACATGCGGCGGCCCGCATCAGTTGGACCGCCCCGGGCGTGTAGATGTCGTCGTCGTCCATGAACGCGAGATGGGTGCCGGCCGCGAGGGCGATGCCTGCGACGCGTCCGGCGTGGCCGCCCGTCACCCCGAAGGAGGCGGCCACGCCTAGACGCGCGTTGGGTGGCAGCTTGCACGGCAACTCGTGGGTGCCGCGCGAGGTGTCGAGTACCACGATCACCTCGTCTGCTTCGACACACGACTCTAGGGTGCGCTCGAGCGTGTCCCGTCCCAACGTCGGAATCACTATGGAGAGCTTTAGACCCAAAGCAGCCCTATCCCGCACGGCCCCTCGTTGCCGGGCTCCGTGTCGTTCTTCGCGATCTCCATGTACCGCACACCGGGGATCGACTTCAACTCTGCCCAGACTTGCGAGACACCGTAGTTCGGGCGCGGGAGGATGTCGTGGAGGACGAGGACGCCGCCTTCGGTGAGCATGGTTCCGTAGTGATCGACGTCGGCTCGGCATGCCTGGTAGGTGTGGTCTGCGTCGATGAACACAAGGTCGTATGGGCCGAGGTCGCGGACGTCCTCGATGATGGTTCTGTCATGTGAGTCTCCCCGCTTGATGTGGAGGTCGCAGCCTGTCTCGTCCGCCCACTCCTGCCATTCATCAGCGTTCCTGGTGAGGTCGTCCACTGCTACGACACGCTTAGCCATCCGCAGCCAATGCCAGAGCGTCCCGCCCTCGTAGCAGCCAACCTCTAGGATCCGCTGCGGCAGTTCGAGGACGTTCATCAGTTGGTCGAACTCCCACTCCACCTGATACGCCACCGGGGCGTTCACGCCGGCACCTTGGCGCGCCACGGCGTCACACACTCCGACACCAACTGGAACGCGACCGCATCACGAACCGCCGCCAACAGTTCCGGGAACGTCTCCTGGATCCCGTTGCCGCACACGTTGCCGATGTGTCCGTGCCAGTGATCGGGGTCAGCGCCCGACGCCGCAAGAGGGGTAACGACGTGGGCGCTGATCCCATCCGGTCGGCGCTCATCATTGTCCCAATGGTCGGCCACCCACCAACCAGCCTCGATGATCGCCTGATAGCAGCCGTCGCTGATCTGCCAGCCCGGAGCCTTGAACCCGTTCGTGAACCGTTGCGGAGCGCACATCAGAACGTCCATCGCCTGGTCTCTTGTCCACTCGGATGCTTCGTAGGGGTGCGGGTGCGCCCAGCCGTGAACTGCTAGTTCACACCATGCGGGGACGCTGTTCCAGAACTCGGTGCTGCCGAGGGCGGGGATGGCGAAGAGGGTGCAACGGAACGCAGGGTTCGCCTCCCGCAACGTGTGCAGCAGATCCAACCTGTGGTCTCCCTCACAGAAGTCATCGAAGTCAACGATCATGCGGGCTCCAGGTACAGGAACATGTTGTTCCGGTACCACGGCGACACACGCTGGTCGTGCGCGATCAGCGGGCGGATCACGTCGCGCATCTCGTATCCGTGCTCCGCGAACTTCGCGTGCCAGTATTCGTGTGGTTGGCAGTTGATGTGGCCTACGCCTTCCTGTCCGGGGACGGCGGCGCTGAAGACGATGTCGCCGCCGTGGTAAACGATGTTGTCGACGAGTGTGTCAGCCGATGCTTCTGGTAGGTGCTCTCCCACCTCTAGGCACAGTACGAGATTGAAAGCACGGCCCAGGTACAACGGCGTCGTCAAGTCGTGTCGAATGAATAGCGTTTCCTCCGGTGCAGCGATGTCGACTCCGAACACATACGCGGCCCTATCCATCTGCCACAACGCAGCCGTCCATTCGCCCTGTCCGCATCCAACATCCAGAACCGATATCGGCCTAAGAAGGTGGTCGATAACTGGCACCACTGCGGACGCGGACTGATGTACGAGGGGACTGCGTCCTTCGAAGAACGCCGGCCCGTACAGGGTTGCGCTCACAGGATGCTCGGTTTCCCCTCCGCCAACGTGCGGGCGAAGTAGTCTGGGATGTCGGCGTGCTGCCCGTCGGTCGTCAAGTAGTGGTTCGCTTCGTACCCTTGGACGTAGCCGCACCGTCCCAAGTAGCGGCACAGGTCGCTGTCGTCCGATCCCCAAAGTCCCACGTTGGGGTCGTGCCGATAGCCGTCCGCGAACACATGCGCCGGCGTCGCCATAAAGATGCCACCGACGATCGGCGTTAGGTCGATCCCGTGCCACGTCGCCATCGTCGGCACCGGGTTACGCAAACCGTTGATGCGCGGTGACAGGATCATGCCGTGCTCGAGCGCGAGCGCACACACCGTCTGCAGCGTGTCAGGGGTGAGCAGCTCGCAGTCGTTGTCGAACTTCACGATCACGTCGTACGCCGACGGATGAAACGCCGTGTCCAACAGATAGTTCAAGCCACGGTTGATGCCGACGTTCGCTGGACTCCAATAGACGGTCGCGTGCCGCTCGAACATGTAGTCGCGCAACCAGTCGGCTGTCCCGTCCTCACTGGCCTGATCCAAGATGTAGTGGTCGTAATCGCAGCCGGCGTTCTCCCGCAACGTGGAGAAGCAGTGTTGCGTGTACGGCAGTCGGTCGCGCGTCAACGTGAGAACTGCGATCCTCATCGCCCCCACCCACCGATCCGCCACGCCATACCAAGAACCATTCCGAGACACACTGAAGCCGGGATGGTGATGCCCACCGTGACGTTCAACAGCACGGACAACCCCGCGGCGACAACGTATGGTGTCCAGTTCGGT